GTCCCGTTAGGGATCCCGTTAGGGTTTCTTCTGCAAGGACGTTAACGTCGACCGGGGCAGTGGTTTCCCACTAAGGTTCTACTCCACTTTACCAAGGTGGAATAGTGCCGTATGTTTCCACACGGTGAACCCTACACCCCCGAGGAGGGGGTGTACCTGCTGTAGCCAGTCCCAACAGGGAACTAGGCCGTAGCGATAAGAGTAACGCACAACTGATGATCTCAGTGTGACGTTACCACCACGTAGCGTACCCTTTAAAGCAGATAGGAATATAGCGTCAGGCGAATATACGAGCTTCACAGCTCTAAGTTCGCTATAACGCCTCTTCCACTGCCGAGGATCGTAATCAACACTAACCGTTCTAGGTCTCGCTTCCAATCTTTTATATCGGAACGAGGAGTTCTCACCGCGGGCAATATTGACCGCCAACGATAGAGGAACTTTTATACCAGAACAATCATCTTCAAAAGGAGGAACCGTTAAAAAAGGCACCAACCCTAAAAGATATTCGCACGTCCTGAATAAGGATATACGAGTTCGTGCTGACCAGTCGATCAACCTGTTGATCAAAGAGTACACGTCCTGTTTTGTTTTTAGTGTTGTAATATAAACACCGCGGACAAGGTGGCCATCGTAATAATCGCCACCACAGGACTCTCTAAAACTACCGGTACTGAAGGACTTCGTTCTATTAACAGAAAAACCACAAGATTCAAGGACACGGCACATAATGCCAAACAGGGGATCCATGACGATGATATCATCGCCGAAGACTCCCCAGTTGCCACAGGTCTTGTAATCGAACGCAAAACGTTCGTCTGTGCTACGTTTCCGCTCCGGCGTCACGCCTGAGCAAATGTATGTAGCTTGAACGAGTGCAGAGAAGATCATCGTCTGTAAAGGGAACGTAAAGTCATTCCCCATAGACGATATCATATGCAACGGGATAACCTCACCTGTCGGTAAGACAGTGCTTGGACTGCGCGTATCTTCCAACCAGTAATATATCTCTGGCGGGAAGAGGTAACGCACAATAGCGAGTGAGATTGTGTCACTTGCGGACTTCAAGTCGATGGTTGAGAAACCACCGCCCATAGATCCGTGACATGCGAGCGCTCTGTTAAAAACTTGCTGCGAACTGAGATCAATCTTACAGTTCAATAGCAAGCTCTGTCGCAGCGCACTCGATAAACCTTTCTGGACAAACATATTCAGAGAAGGTTCCGTGCATATGACCCTGCTAGTCTTAGAGTTCTTTGGTACGTAGCTAAGTTTACTACCACTGACAAGATCCGGTTTGCCAAAAGTTGTACGTCTTCGTATTTCAGAAGATTTCCACGATGGCTGGGTACGGATCGAATGGACGTACCACTTGTAAACACCAGCTTGTGATTGCGTCAAGCGACCACTGCTGACCTTATGCAGAAAACTCGTACCTGAGGCGCCAACTGAGGCACCGGGTCCGAAGTCGCAGTCTTTAAGCCATAATTCCGGCTCAAAGATAGAGACTCTGCACGGCATGACAGGACCAACATCGGATATAGGTGCAAATATGTAGCACCAATCGTCG